CTCTGTGGTTTCCGCATGATGTACACGTGTAACCATCAAACTCTATTCGAGTTCTACTGTTTCTTTGCCAATCTTCACTGCGCAGATAGACATTGTATAAATGCCACCAGTGAGATTTCCATTTTGCTTCAAACTTTGCATACAGTTCTGGGTCGACGTGCTTTTTCATAAAATCGATTTCTTTACATGCCATCTCATGATTTTTTGCAGCATGTTTGTATACATCGCCTTGTATATTTTTCTCAAATAAAATTCCTTTTGGCGCTTCGCCGTTATGATAATTAAAACCAAATAAATTGCATTCAGATGCGGTAAGGTATTTTGACGAACCATAACAATCAAAAACTCTCCAGTTGTATTTAGCGTCTTTTGGGTATCCGTAGTTTTTTGTACTTGCTCCGTGTCGTATAAATAAACGTTCTGGTAGATTATGTTCACGAGCACGATGTTGCGCATTTATGCGATATGAAGCGCAAAAATCAAATTCGCCGTCTTCGTCATCGTCTTGAGATAACACATCGTAGTAATCGTCTTCCATAGGGTCGAATCCAATAGCAGACTTGAGAAAATCCAATTTTGCATTAAAATGCGCATCGGGATGCAAGTCTTCTTCTTTTGCTTTTTCTAAAGCAATAAACTGATACGGATTATCCTCGATAATTTGATCTTCATACACCCAATGCTTGAATCTCATATAACTAACAGGGATAGCCTCTATCTCAACCTCTCTACCAGCAGGATAAGTGCCTACTCCGTTAATGATACCACTCCCCCGCACCAAAACGGTAACGGGGGTCTGGTATGCAAATGTAGCATCAAATGTACGGTCAAATACACTCATATTGTTTAGCTAAATGCGGTTGCAGTATCTAAGATAACCAACGCTTTTGGATTAGACAATGTAGGAATTGCCAACGCTTCAAGTTCAACATGGTTGATAAGCTCGGTAGCCTTCCAAGTAGACAGCAAAGCAAATCTACCTTCCTCGGCAGTTGTACGAACTGTTTCAGCAGTTGATGGGGCAAGCGTATGTACAGACATAGCGTTCTTTACTTCACCCAATATAGCAGCAGGACGCAAGATAACGTTATCAGCATCGAAACCGCCTGTCACAGACTGCGCCTGACCGTCTACTTCAACAGCAAACTTAGCATCACAGATAACAATAGGTGGCAAGAAAGAAGCCAATGCGGAAAGAACGTCACCACGATTTACAGGATAGGTTGCACCAACATCCATTCGTGCACGTACAAATGCCATAACCTTAGGGTGAGATACAAGAGCATTGAACTTAGACTTTGCCATTTCAATTACTCCGTAAGGAATAAAATTGTCGTCAGCATAAGCTACCATGTCAATCAAATCCTGTACAGGGTCTGAATCTGTTAAGTCACTCCAAGCGGCAGGTACAGTCTGATTAAAACCAGCTTTCAACTTGTTAGCAGCAGGAACTTTAAGGTCAACGTCAACAAAACTTACAACGCCATCAGGGTTATTAGTAATGTTAACAACGATCTTACCTGTTGAACGTGCTTGGTCAGCCATTTCATTCAAACGTGCGTGAGCACCACCAATCAGCTTGTCAACGTTCTTAAAGAAGATGTCAGAGACAGCGGCAATATCAACATCACCACCACGTGCAGCCAAAATCTGCTGGTTACGCATGTCCTGCTCGTCTACGTTGAAACCATGTCCCAACTTAGGAATAGAACCTCCGTAAAAAGATGCACCACGTACATTACGCAATGGCTTAGGAGCGTTAACGTCAATAACGGCAGCCATCGGAGTAATACCTATTTCAGCAGCCAATACACTAAATGTCAAATCCCATTGCGGTCTTGCCCATGCAAAATCACGCTTCCAATTGGTGTTGTTATATCTTTCATTTACGGTATCAACAATAATTTGCATACCGTCCTTCTGACCAAGATAGTTATAAAATGATAATTCTCGATTCATAGTTATTTAGATTTTAAAAATATAACATTAGGTACTACGGCTTTGAACGCGTCAATGCAAGGAGGAATTCTGCGCTCATAAATCTGACCACCAACGGCAGGAGTACAAGAATACTTTTCACCAGCGTACAACTTAGGAGTATCGGCTACGGTCAAAGCGGAAGGTACGTTCTTAATAACTGCACCTGTGCTTGTCTTGTCGCATTCAACATAAACAGTACCTGCGGTTACTTCGGCAGCAAGAGCGGCAACTGTGAATACGTCATAAGCAGCATTCGTACGGTCAATAGCGGTTACTGTGATACCTGTTCCGGTAGCAGCCAATGTTGCAGGGGCAGCCATGATAAACATACCAGCGTAAGCAACACTTGAACCCAAAATCTTAGATACCTTAAGTGCGGTTGCACCCAAAGCAGCAGTTTCGTAAACGGAAAAAGAGAGATGCGGGGTACAAACACGGGTTGTTTCATTTACGGCAATAGGAGTACCTGCTTGAAGCACAGTACCTAAAGGTAAATTATCCAAATTCAGTCGATAACCACCCGGCAATTTGTCTGATTCTTTCAAATCGAACCAAACCTGACGACCACCACCAATTACTCCAGAAGGAGCGGACATTACATTTCCAGATGTGAATAATTCGTTCATAGTTTTTAAGAATTTTTAAATTTATTTGCGTAATCTTTTTCAGAAATCATTTGTGCTTTCTTCTTTTCCATCAGTTCCTTAATCTCTGAAACGGCTGTTGCACCCCCACCTGTAGTGTTGGGAACACGTCCACCTTGCCCTGATATTTCTGATAAAAACACATTGTGTTTCTTTTCTATATTTACAACCACTGAATCCTTAGTTAGGTCTTCGGAGAAACCAACGTCATTAAGGTACATATCACACAAACTTTCTTTAATACCTTTCTTGACAAGTTCCTCTTTCGCCTCCCTACGAACGGCTGTAAGTTTTTCTTGTTTAATCTTGCTTTCTTTTTCAGCTTTCATCTCGCTGATAAAATCGGCGACTTCTTTAGGCAACTCTGATTTTTCAGTAGCTGTTTCTACTTTCTTTTCATCACCAGCTGGTTTTTGTTCCGCTTTCTTTTTCCACTCTGCAATTTCAGTTCTCAGTCTGTCTGTTTCGCTTTGTACAGGTTTTAATGATTCAGCGAACGCCTCAACAGCAGCAGGAATAAGAGTTTCATCCTTTACGTATTGGGATATTGCCTCTGACATACTCGCTAAAATTGGATCGCTTAACCCTAAATTTGAATGATTAGTTTTAAACTCTTGTAAGATTTTAGACTTCATTTTAAAAATATTTTATAATTACTTATGCAAATAAAACAATTTTTTATATATTTGTACGGATTTAAGCAACTAAAATATGTAATTAACGAAAAATAATTTAAAAACGTATGAAACAAGACAGAGCAAACAAGAAAGAAACATTAATGCAAATCACATTATTGTTTGACCAACTAATTTCCGAAACGAGGAAGTCGGGGTATTACAATTACATCGGTATGCAATACTACTACGATACAATTGCGAAGAAATTAGGGTATAGTCCAGAAACAATACGAGTATATATCCTCGAATACAACAAGCGTAAACGTGATAACGTAAAACGTGCGAAAAAAGAGGATAAATGATAGACGGATTAATGACATATGATGAAGCGTGCGAGATAAGGGCAAACGAAGACTTCGAGAGGCGGAATAATCCAGACTATAAACGTTCTGCGCTTATGCCTCAATCTGGATTCCAAGAAAGGGTGCTTCGTTGTAATGCTGATATTCTTTTCATCGGTGGAAACCGTGGTGGTGGAAAGACGTTCGTCATAAACATGTTGCCTCTGTATAATGTTGAGAGCCAATATTTCGGTGGTGTGATTATCCGAAAGGAAATTTCCGACTTGAAACGTACAGGCGGTCCGTGGGACACTTCGTCTTTAATATTCAACGATATAGGTACGCAGACAATGACAGATAGAACATGGACGTTCAAATGGGGTTCTAAAATGACGTATGAGCACATATCAGATGAAGCCAAGACAGACCAGCGATTCAGAGGACAGCAGATACCTTATATAGGGGTAGATGAAATTGATCAATTCATGGAAAGTACATTTTGGATGCTTCTTTCATCAAACCGAAATTCATCTGGAATAAAAAATGTGCTATCTCTACCTAAAGTATTATTGCTTCCTACCATAAAACCAATATCATATGGTTTATCAAATGTTTGAGCATCTGAATAAGTTGTTCTAGCAAGTGACATTGTAGTCCAAGTGTTTTCAACAAAATTATA